TCAGAACCTCAGACTGGTCAATGATGCCCATCTGGTACATCTGCATGTAGTACTCTAGCAACGCCCAGCGGTTAGACGGCAACGTAGAGCCAGCAATCATGCGAACGTCATACTGGCCAACACTAAGATCATTAATGCGCAGCGCCTCGCCAGTGCGGTCATCGTAAGACCAGAAGTTTATAATCGTTTCCTTGATACGATTATTTGCCTGAAGCAAACGAATTACTCGCTCTTCGCGGTAGGCATATTGCATAAACTGAAGTGCAACGCGAGCAACCTGCGACAGCGCAGATTCAATGTCATCAAGCTTGGACTTAATGCGGCGTTGACCGTACTCGTCAATAGCAAGCGTACCGCGATAGGTATTGGGCGCTCCAGTTGGATCACCCTGCTGTACAGAGAAAACCCCAAGCTCGCGCTCAATCTGCATACGCAACTCAGCAGCGTAACTAAAGAGTGCGGCTGGAGGCGCGAGCGGCGAGATTACCTGTGGCACTCCCATCTCAGCGTCAAACTCAATAACGGCTGCTCCGCTCTTGGCGAAGTCCATCTCAATGTTGTCCATGTCAACAGAGCCGCGTGGGACAAAGACCTTGACGTTGGTGCTGTTGGCAAGGTTAGCTATGATCTGACTGTGGATCTTGTTGATAGACTCCTGAATGGGCCGCACGAACTCAACGTCACTCATGGGGTAGGGGTCATGATCCCAACGTCCATGAATAGGCGTTAGCGGGTAGTGGCTAATTGGCAAGTAACCCTTCCAGTACAACTGGTTGCCAATAGTAATCACGTGCATTACGCGGTCAAGCAATACGCGGCGGCGTACAATCTGCCCAATCTCAATTAGCTCAGCGTTGTTGGTGAGCTTGATGGTGGCAACGTTGCCCTGTTCATCAATGGGGAGGGTATAGATCTGATCGTCCTCTGTTGGCTCTGCCTGCTCCACGAGCTGAAGAGCTTGCTGTACCATGTCTCCAATGAAGAACTGCTGGCTTCCGTCAGGCATTGCGATAATGACTGCTGGAGTTTCAAGGTATTGCTCAAATTCTTCTGGCAGGTACACTTGCTCAACTCCAGTTGGGCGCTCAGCAACGTGCTGATACTCGATTCTAACCTTCGTGTAGCGCTCAAGAATTTGATAGCGGCTATGGTGGTTATCATAAACGCGACCACGAGCAAACCCGCCATCACCTTTAAGAGAAGAAGTGAACTCATCATAATTGTCATGAATGGTGTCTGCTGCTGGCAAAACCTCCGCTGCGTCAGGCCAAATCGCAAGGATCTGCTCTGCCGTCATAAGATTTTTGATTAGGATATGGCTTGCATCGCGCCACAAACGATCACGGCTGTTTGGATCTGGGTAAACCATCAGGGAGTCAATAGCGCGAAAGCGCACGGCTCCCTTGCCGTAATCTGCATCTGGATCAACGTAGGTTTGAATTACACCGCGACCAGTTTGGTAGTAGTCAAAAAGAGCAATCTTAAGTTGCTCGTTTCCATGAGACTTATACCAGTCGTGACTTACAACGTCACTAATTGCATTTGCTGTTTTAACGTCAGAGTCTTCTTCAGCAGTTGCCTGAAACGATGGCGTGTTAGCGGTTAGCATGGCAACGGCCTGTTCCATTGCTGGCCACAAAACGTTAATTGGCGTTGCTGCTTGCCCTCGCTCGTTCAGTACGTCAATTTGCTCCTTCGTAAACTGAACGTTGTGCACAAAGTCCTTTGACTCTCGTCCACGAGTAGACCACTCATACTGTGCATCAGAATAGTGCTGATACAGCTCTTCCGTCAGCTCAACGTCGCGGTCAGTACTAGTGTCCTGCGTTGGCTGCTCTAGGTTTTCGTATTCGTGTGTATTGGGATTAAAGTGGTCGCCAATCATTCTATCATCCAATCGTAGGTACGTTTATTTTGCAATTTACGATTGTTTTTCGTATCAGACAAAATAACGTCGTGGTAGGGTGGGAACGCGCCTTTTATTGCATAAAAGAAAGCATCAATAGTATCGTCATGCTTTCCTCGTGGGAAGATAAGAAGTTCATCTTGAAAATCTTCCATGTTATTTGTTTCCTTGTGGTTTTTCCTAAGATGTACGTTACCACGCGCAAACATTGGTTGCAACCCTTCTAGGCGCTCTGTTTTTCCTTGTCGCGGATTATTTTTTATATCAAGGCCAGGGATATACATACCCCTATCTCTTCGTATGTAGTCTGAAATCATAGACTGATACCCAACCGTTTCAATCTGGCTTTTCATTGGGTGGTACTTTCTGTAGTAGTCTATAATCTGGTTGGCTACATCAATAGGCTTTAGGCGTTTCCGCAAGTAATCAATGCAGTAGACGTTTCTGTCTGCGTCCATCGCAATAACAAAGATACACGTGTAGTCACTGCGCCGCGAGAGCGTGGACGCTGGATCAACTCCCATGAATATGTTGACAGGAACATTTCGTCCATTGATGACCAGATAGCTCTTTTTGTTTTCATCTGTCTTTAGTTCTCCTTCCCAGTAACGTAGGTAGCTGTGATTAAAAAGCTGGTCCTCGTCACCAATAACTTCGCACATAAACTCGCGGTAAAACGAGCTAATGCGCCCTATCTCGTCAAGGGACTTTTTCCTTTTTAGCAGCTTGTCTAGCGGCCAGATCTCAGGCCAGAGAGCCTTTTGCACTCCCTCTTCTGTATAGATTGCTTTATAGTGTAGCGTTGTCCACTCTTCCATTTCGCCAAGAGTAAACACCAAGCTGTTTTGAACCAGAGGCGTACCAACATTAATAACTCGCCCTCCCTTACCCAGCGCTGGCATAATAGCCTGAACAAATCGCCTAAAAGTTTTATCAACTGCATCCTGTGTCTTTGTGTTTTCCTCGCTTTCAATATCGTCCCCAACAATAAGAGATGGGCGCATACCATCAATGTTGAGTCCGCGTATCTGCTGTTCCCAACCCTTACACATAATCACAGAGCCATTATCCAAATGGATAATATCCTCTCTCCACGTTTGGGCATTTTGACTACCGTGATAGCCAAAGATGGTGTGGAAGTGCCTATTGTGCTCCAGAATGTTTTTGATTGTAGTCAGCGTGTTAACGGCTGACTGCCTACTCTTAGAGGTTAGCAGGACAAACTTTGGTTTAGGCGCTTTGCCATTGTGAAGGTCTTCGCAGAAGATGTGCCATAGCGGGTAGACCTGTGCGGTTAGCGTTGTTTTGGCGTGACCGCGCGGAGCAATAATGTTAAGAAGATCCTTCTTTTTGTCCATAAGATGATCCACTATTTCGCGGTGCATCTTTGGACTCTTCTCACTAAAAAGCATGGGTAAGCAAGCCTTACCCATAAAAAGCATATCCTTTACGCAGTTATCAAATACTTCCTGATTTGTCACCAGTGGATGCGACGATTCGTTGCTTTTGTTTGGCTTTGTGTAGCCGTTCCAATCCTGTTAGATGAAACTACTTTTTTATTTTGTCCAATCGTACTCATCTTCATTAAACAGGGACATAAAATTTTTGTACAATGGATACCTTTTATTTAGGTATTTATCTGGTGTTGTTTCTGCACCGCGCCCAGTAATCCTGTACATTGACTCAGCAAAGCGACTCTCTTCCCCAAGATCGCTTCTATACATTTCCCCACTTGGCGTTTTGCGCTGGGAAGCAAACCCACCGTCAGCTTGTGGGCCACCGTAGCGCCAAAACGCAGCAGCGGCCGCGGCGCCAATCGCTGGGTCTAAAAGCAAATCTGGATTCTCCATAATCTCTGGCATATCCAAAATTTTTGCAATATGCTCATAGTTTTGCCTGTGAGTAATCTGAAGGACTCCGCGCCCTCTCCAATCAAGTCCAGTGGCAGGATCATAGTATCTTCCTCCCCTTGCGTCATCTGTTCTTTCAAGCCTATCGCGACCAATGTTAGACTCCGCTTTTGCATTTGCTAAAAATGCTGCGGCTTCTTGCTTCCCAGTAATACCATATTGCAACATAGTATTCGCAACCACAGGGGGAACATCTGCATTTAGCATCGCAAGTTTAAACTTTCTTTCCTGACTCTGCGTAAGTGCAGGTGGCGCTTCGCGCTGCGGAAGAATTTCTGTTGCCAACTGAGGAATGGCCTCAATGGGACGCTCTTGGGTAAGTTTTGAAGGTGGCTCTGCTTGTGTTTCTTCCCTTGCCATAGACTGATATAGCCGCCTACCCATGGCGGCAGCTATATCGTTTATACCACCAATAGGACGGCCTTTTGCTGACTCATCGCTAAGAATTGCCATCGCTTTTTGAGCCAGCGTGGCAGCGGTTGCCCTAAGAGTTTCAACGTCTATGCTCATGCTCGGGCCAGCGCCAGCAATGCTTTCTCGCGCCATTCTTCGCATCATGGCATTAAAATCAACGCCTGTTGCAGCGTCTTCTGGTACGATTTGTCCTGCTTCTTCTTCCATAGCCTAATTATCATTTCCAAATTGAGCATTTGCAGCAGTGGTTGCCCCAGCAGCTGCTGGTAATTTATTTAATAGCTCTGCAATTTTTTCTGGTGTAATTGAGTTAAGATACCCTGTAAGAGAGCTATTCTTTTTATTTAGCGTATTTAAAATATCCAAAACCTCTTCTTTAGAAACATTTCTGTACAAATTAGACGGTTGGTTTATTATGTGCCGCAGTTCACCAATCCTCGCAAACTGCTCGACTGGGTCGCTGAGATACGCCGCATCGTCAAGGATTTTAAAAAGTTCAGAAGACGGCTGGTTAAAAACAGCTTCATACGATCCAAAGCGTCTTTCTATTAGGCTTCTTTCAATATCATCACCAGATGGGAACAGCGCTGGGTTATCGGTGTGGATTTGATCACTTATGCTTGGTGTATCTTTGTCCCACTTGGTTACCCATACTTCGCGACCGTCCTTGTCAAAACCGCTAAATTCGCGTCTTGCATGAAGAGTAGTATTTGCGTTATCAAATGCATGAAAATACTCATGTCGCGATGTACCAGCAAGACTTTCCAAAGAGTAGTTTGGATTTATAGTAATATGGGGGTTAGCAGCCTTTGTCTTTCCCAAATCTATACGTCTGAGGTTGTACTCACCAAGCGCTCCAGGGGTAGAGGTATTGCCTACATTAGTAGGTACCTTTTTAACATTTTGCGCCATTTCAAGTATTTTTTCTCTTGTTATTTTACTATCTACAAGAGCATTGATTCTTCTGGCCGCTTCTTCAGGGTTATCAAGGTACTGATTTAGAACAGAATTTTTTTCCTTTAATGCAAGATCTTTTATCTTGGCTGCCTTTGCAGCATGGTGGGCGTTTTTTTTGATAATGTATCTTGCTCCAGCAAGGCCCCCGAGAGTGCCAAAAAAATCAATAGTATTAAACACATCAGCGCCACTCGCTTGCCTTGTCGCCAACGATGGCGTGTTGGTAACAACTGCGGCAGCCCCTCCTGCAAGATCGCGCCCAACTCTCCCTATTGAATCAAATGTTTCAGTAGCAGCATTTTTTACAAATCTAAGGGGTGCTGCTAAAGCGGCTATTGCCGCATCTTCAAACGTAGTTCCAGTACCAGCAAATTGATTGACGGCAGTAGCATCTTGTTGCGCAGAATACATTTTATTACTGCGCAAATCATTCAAGCTATTAGACGCAGCCCTTCTTAGTACTGCTCTTAATAAACTATCATTTCCAATTTCCTCTTCTTCCATTATCGTCTATACAAAACGTTTTTGGATTGAGAGTGACCGTACTGGTTAACGTGTTGGAGCTGTTTAGCGCCAGAGGCAACGCGGGTTTGCGGTGAAGCAAGCATCATGTTCATTAGCTCTCGCTTATCCATAGCAAGATCAAGAGCAGACATACCGTAGTAGCCCATTTTAGGCTCCTGCTTGCGGTACTCCATGGCTTTAGAAAGGGCCATTTGAGCAGAGTCAATAGCTCTCCGCTTTCTAATTTGCATCAGCGCATCAATAGCGCCCTGCATTTCCATGAGTTGCTGCTCGTTCATCAGAACATAGATGTTTGGTTTTCTTTCTTGACGCGCCTACTTGCGCGCCAATCTGCCTCAATCTGCGGGTCACA